GGGCGCATTAGTAGCAAGGTTGGCTACCTTGCAGCAGCGACAGCAAGCGAATAGCTTAAGCTGGATACTGTGATAAAAATAGCAGCGGGTACACCAGCTAGAGAGTGTGCGGACGTATAACAGGTTTTTAGCGTCTTTTTTAATGAGAAAAAGCGACTACGCAGTAAATTAAGCCGGGAAGGAGTGCGGAAGATGCCGCCGGATAGAAAAGAAGCCGCCGAAAAACTTCGGCAGCTTGTGAATAGCAATTTAAAAAATGAAATTGAAGTAAGCGTAAGTTACGACATTTGCTTATCAAAGACGGATACAAGTTTATTGACGGTAAATAAGTAACTGCTGCATTTCTGCTTTGTTTCCTGGTCTACTTCAAGTTCGCCTTGGTTAATAAGCTGGACGGCTTGAAGGGAAGCCAGGATAACACGAAATTCGTTAGGAGCTATGTTTGTGTCGTGCTTAAGTAGTTTTTCGCCAGCAGAACAGCAACATTGATAGTTAATAGCTGCCTGGGCTTCGGTTTCTTCGAGTTCCAGGGACGGAAGGACAGTAAGCGCGAACGTAATAGCTTCAATATCGGAATTGCTGAAAGAATAGGAAATGTGTTTCATGGTAAACCCCCTTAAGTTTTTTTGATAATTATAACATGAAAAGTGGAAAAGAAAAACCGTAATGCAGCCTACCACGGTAGCCAGTCCCAAGCCTGGGAAAATGCAGAGGGCGGATATTACATAGAAAGGCGGGATAGATTGAGGGAAAACAACATAAAACCAGCGGAAGCAGCGGAAATATTGGGCGTTTCGCCGCAATTTATCCGGGTTGCTATGCAAATGGGGCAACTTCCTATAGGAATAGCCATAAAGCTTCCTGGTTCAAGTGAGTACACATATCAGATCAGTGACAATTTATTACAGCAGCGGACTTCTAAGAACGTAGCGGAAGAGATTAAAAGAATCAGAAGCACGAACCAAAGATAAAAGACTGTGGCAGCAGTCGTAAAGCCCTTGTTTATAGGTAAAATCGCGAAAAAGTAACAAAGAAAAGGAGAACGAAGCAGTGAAAAAATGGGTTGTTGAGATTGAGAAGGAAAGCGGGAGAGTAGAAACCAGGTTAGTACCAGCAAGAAACAAATGTACAGCGATAAGCAACTGCAAGAACGAAGGAGACACAGTATTATCATGTGTTCCATATACCGGGCAGAACGTGAAAGTAAGCGGGCAGCGCGACGAAGAAGAGGAACGCGGCTACGGTGGCTATACTTTCGGTTATGGCTTCGGATACGGAGCAAGAAGAAAGGGGCGAAAATATGGCAGCGGCAGTTATGAGCATTGATAAACAGAAGGCAAGAGCAGACGAAGCACTGGAACTTGTGGGACAGCTTGATACTTCGATGCAGAAAGCCGTTTATATTGCTACTAAAATGTTCCTGGCGGCGAAGGAAATGCCGGAAGAGAAAGGAAAACCGAAGAAATGACGCTTAAAAGAGTTGGAAGCTTGAAGAATAAGAAACACAAGCACTGTTTACAGTGCGGGCGTGTACTGGTAGGGCTTAAGGACAACACCGAACACGAATGTAGCTTTTGCGGGCAGAAGCATTTTGTAGATATCTACGGTACTACCCTGGTACTTACAGCAGCAGAACGCCCGGACTTAAGACACCGAACCGAACCAAAGAACCCGGACGACCCGGAAGTAGTACAAAAGAAGAAAAACCAGGACGAATTTAAAAAGAGCCTGGCTATATTCCGTAGTAAATGGGGAAGGTAAAGACTGAGTGTTAGGACTGAAAATATTTTTAGGTGTAATGATTGCGTTGATGTTATTAGGAATCATCGGGGCAAGAACTAAATGTAGTAAATCTATCGCGGGGGCTATCGCAATATGTTGTATTGTACTGCTTACCGCGATCGTTGCCAAAGAGAACCAGCCGAAAGTAACAGAAGTAGCGCCGGAATCCGGGAAGATTCAGACAGAACAAAACGCCTGGGGAACGATTACCGTTACAGACGATACCGGGGTTACGAGAGAATACCAGGGCTGTATACATATTTCCGGCACGTACCCGTATGAGACTACAGAGTATATGGGATTATGCGTAAGCATGGAAAGTGCAATAGAGACGGGCGAGTGGTCGCCAGGGATGTACAAACTGTACTATGAAAGCGAAGGAAAGTACTGGGAAGCGAAAAGCAATGAGAAGGAGAGTAAAACCGATGAATAACTATATAACATTGTACGGAGAACCGTTAGAGTATCCGCACCAGGTAAGCGTAGATAAGCGCGGAGTAGCTTACTACGGGTTCAACATGGCAACAGAAAGGGTAAGCGGCATTAAGGATATTACCCAGGTAATCGTAGAAGAAGGTACGCCAGCTTTTGAGAGCTTAACAGCAATCGACCAGGTAAAAGACCTGTTAGACTGTAAGCTGCTGGTTACTGGAAGAATCCGTACAAGAAATATCAAACGGAAGGACACCGACGGCAGCAGAACCAAAGAGAAAGAACACGACAAGAAGAACCAGGCAGCAGAGAAAGAACATAGCAAGTTATATATTTCAGTGCGCGCCCAGGAGATTACAGACCAGGAATACGAAGGAGATACGAACGGGGTAGTTTTAACCGGGTTCGTATGTAAAAAGGGCGATATGCGGACTACGCCGCGCGGTATCCGTATTACGGATATGATTTTAGCGTGCTGGCGCGAAGACGACGAAAGCAACGTAAGCGATTATGTCCCGGCGATCACATGGAACGGAACAGCGGCAAGGGCAGCAGATAACCTTAATGTAGGGGACTGTATCGAAGTACGCGGACGTTTACAGAGCCGGGAGTATACAAAAGAGCTGGAACACGGGGAAACCGAGGTTAGAACGTGTTACGAGCTGAGTATTGAGGAATACCAGGTAGCAGCACCAGCGGAGTTAAAGAAAGAAGCGTAAGCACATACACCCGAAAACAGAGAAAGACAAAAAGAAAAGCCGCTAGGTTATCGGGAAATAACTTAGCGGCTTTGCCGTACAAAGCTGTACTTCAACTCACAAAGATAGTATAGCAAATATCCGGCGAAAAAGCAACTGGAAAGCCTTTAAATTCAAGGGGTTTTACCAGTTTTAAGGCTTGATAAAAGTATTAACTTTAGGAACAGGAGTTAGGATATATGCCATACATCATAGAGGTAGTACAAGCGGGTAGAACTGTAGAGGTAATGAAATACTATAGCAGCAGATACGGGAAGAAGGGAATAAAGAGAGGGGAGAGGAAGGCACTTACCAAAGAAGAACAGATTAAAGTGAATAAGAGAGCAGCAGAGAAGAAGTTAAGAAGGCTGATAAATGAGAACTTCCAGGAAGGGGATACACACCTGGTATTAGACTACAGAAAGGAGAGAAGACCCGCCGGAAGAAAACAGATGCGGGAAGATGCAGACGACTTCTTAAGGGAAATGCGAAAGCTGTATAAGCGCCACGGTATCCCGTTCAAGTACATTCATGTAATGGAGATCGGGAAGAAAGGGGCGCTGCATCATCACTTAGTCATAAATACACCAGAAGAGATAAGCCAGCAAGCTATAGTACGGTGCTGGAAGGGAAGAGGAAGGACACACCACAACCCGCTAGACGATACAGGACAGTACGCTAAATTAGCGTCGTATCTGATAAAGCAAAGCGACGGAATGTTAAGAAGCCCGGACGCACTGCAAGGAAAGCGCTGGAATAGTTCACGGAACTTAAGGAAACCGAAGGTATTGAGGAAAGAGCCGGTAAAAGACAAAGGCTGGTATAACCGTATCGCAAGGCTTCCGAAGAAGTTGGAGCAGTCCTATTACCTGGACGGCGACAGCGTACAGGAAGGAATACACGAAAAGACGGGTTATACGTTCTTTACCTACACATTTGTAAAAATTAACCAAACCTGGAAGGAGACAGAACTAGAATGGGACAAACTTTAGGAATTGACAGAGACTTAGCAAGAAAAATTAAGAGAATGAGCCGTAAGGAATTGGACGGCTATTTAACGAGAGTAACCGACAAGAGTTACAACAACGGTTATGAACAGGGTTTAGTAGAAGGTATCGCACTGGCGGGACAGGCTATGGACGAAATCCTTAAGGAAGAAGTGATTAAAGGCACGTTTCCGGCTGAGAAGGTGGATGAGATCAAAAAGGCAGTAGGTACATATATCGCAAGAGTGCCGGAGCGGGCAGCAGAGAAAGACAAGGACGAAGGGAAGAAAAAAGATGATTAAAGCAATCTACCTTACCGGGCTTATTGTGGCAACAGCATTTACCTTACTGGCATTGCTTATAGATGATATGCGTAGGGAAATGCGGGAAGAGGAACAGGGATACTACAGGGAGAAACCACATGGAAAAGAGAAAGCGGCGCTTGTATGGGCGGAAATCGGAACATCATTGACCGTAGGGCTTATGTGGTGGGTAGCGGTAATAGTAATCATCGGTGTAGCGATAATGATAATCACGGGAGACGATTTAGAAGTATGAATGTAACAGAATCAGAAGACCAGGCACAGCGCCTTATATTTGACTGGGCGCGCTGGCAGCAGGGCAAATACCCACAGCTTAAGGCTATGTACCATGCAGCGAATGAAGGGAAGCGAAGTGCAAGAGCTGGGGCAGAATTGAAACGCCAGGGCATGAAGCCAGGCGTAAGCGATATCTGTTTACCATATGCTTCCGGGAAGTATAACAACCTGTATGTAGAGCTGAAAGTAGGAAATGGCAAAGCTTCAGATAATCAGCTTAAGTTTGTGGATATGATAAACAGCATTGGCGGGAAAGCGGTTGTAGTCTACGGAAGCGAAGCAGCAATAGAGCTTATAACTGCATACCTGGAAGGAACGATAGACGACCTGGAAATAGTAAGTGACACATACCCGAAGGAAAAAGCAAAGATTACAGAGCGGGTAAACAAAAAACGTTTTATTGGATTTTGCGGTATAGACTGCCGGAAATGCGATAACAAAGGCTGCCAGGGGCGGACGGTAGACGACATATTAAGCCCTGGGTTACTGCCAGCAACATAAAGAATAGTACGAAAGAGAAAAGCGCTTGTAACTGCTTATGGTTATGGCAAAAAGCAAGGAAATGTATATCACACACGTAACACGACAACGAAGCACCAGCGGCGGGGCCTTTCTGCTGCCGCCGCAGAAAGGGAAGTTTAGGCAAATGAACGCGATTGAATGGTTAAAAGGAAAACTACATATTGAGCCGGACGAAAGAAAGATAGGCAAGAAATATTATGAGAAATGCGATAAGGACACAGCTATAGAGCTGGAAGCGTCTTACTCTACATACATGATATTGAAAGACAGAGGATATGAGCCGGACGATGTTTTAATATTACTGGAAGAAGATAACGGAAAGTTTACAGGGAAGAAACTTACAGTACAGGTATACAGCGCAGAAAGAGGAACAGAAGGTTTATTAGACGGCTATTGTGTCTTAATGGTCGAAAATATGGGCTTAGCAGCGTGGAAAGTGAAATAAAAGAAAAGTGAGGTAGAACAAATGAGAACAGCAGCAGTAGTAAATTTAAAAGGCGGAGTAGGAAAGAGTACAACAGCTATTAACATGGCTTTGATTATGAGCCAGGTACACGGGAAGAAAGTATTATTGATTGACAATGATTTCCAGGCAGCAGTCACAAAGTTCTTTGAAAAACACAGTTATGACGCGCTGAGCATGGAAGAAGTGCTTAGAAATCCGATTTTATTCGCACAAGATGTAATTGTACCGAGTGGACGCTGGGGACTGGATATTATCCCGTCTAATATGAACCTGGTAGCGGCAGCAGACGACCTTATAACAGATAAAGACGGCGATCAGATGGGAAGAATCAGACACGTACTTAACCAGGTGGAAGAAGATTACGATTATTGTATTATTGATTGCCACCCAGGAGTAGGAATAGAAGTACTGAACGCCCTGGCAGCAGCAGAAGACATTATTATACCGATTAAGGCAGATAAGAACGCCTTAGACGGTATGGAAGAGTTAGACGACATTATACAGGAAATCAGACCGTATAACGAAAAGCTGGAAAGTGTGCGCTGCCTGGTAACGATGTACACAAAGGATATTGATGTAATCAAAGGCGAGGAAGCCTTAAGGAATAGCAAATACGACGTATTTAATACGCATATCAGACATAGCAAGAAGGTAACAGCATGGACGTATGAGAACGGGCAAAGCCTGTTAGAGACAACACCGAGAAGCGCAGCGACAAGAGATTATAAGAACCTGGTATTAGAGTATATGAGGGAAAGAGGATAAGGAAAATGAAAAAAGTTGAAGAAACAATAGTTATACGAAATGAAAAAATGATTTATGCGGTAAGACTGAAAAGTAAAACGGAAGGCGAAGACGGCAGAAGAGAGAATAACAACCCGTATCTTATCGTAGAAGGTGGAAAAATAAAATACATAGATCATATCTACGGGAATAAGTCAGAATTTAATTTTAATGATGAAGTACATACGGTAGCAAAGGAAATTTTCATAAGTGGACTTAAGAACGCGATTAAGGAAGAAATTTTACAGCTTAAGCAGTTAGAGCTTGTGTTGGAAGAAATGAACCTTAAAGAGTGTATCGGGGATACATTACAGGAAAGCGCAACATTTTTGCAGAATGTCAGAAAGTTTATAGGCGTTGGAGAAAAAAAGTAGGAGTGTAAAGATGCTTGAAGAGTTCAAGGAAACATTAAGAAGGGTTTTACTGGCAAAGTATAGCATCGGCTTTATAGACGGATACGAAACCGGGAAGGCTGACGGATATACGGAAGGATATACAGACGGAACAAAAGCGGGCGGTTTTACCGACGGGTACAGAGCTGGTAAGACTGATGGATACCGGGAAGGGCATGAAGGCGGAATAAAAGCGGGTGGCTTTGTTGACGGATACGAAACTGGGTACGAAGTCGGATACAAAGAAGGAAGCGAAGACGAAAGAAAAGGGATAAGACGGTTAAGCCCAGGAGAAAAAATAGGGGAACAGTAGAAAGGAGATACAGCAATGGGAAAGATTGGCATAGGCGACAGACTTAACGCCAACAGCAAGAAAAATATTATTTTTGCAAAGGACTACAGAAAGGTACGATTAGACCCGCGTACATTGATTCCGTCGGAGCATAACAAGTATAGCCAGGACAATATAGAAGAACTGGCGGACAATATGCTTTTAGTCGGACAGCTACAGGAAATCATAGTAGGGCGTGTAGACGGGCAAGACAGAATAATAGTAGGACATAGACGTACAGCGGCAGCAGTCCTTAATATCGAGCGCGGACACGATGAATTTAAGCTTGTGGACTGTAAGATAAAGGAAATGAGCGAAAGCCTGTTTATGCTGACACTGCATAGTGCAAATATCTTTAACCGACAGCTTAGCGACTGGGAATTAACGAACGGCGTAGCTGAGTTTACAAAGTACCTGGTAAAAGCCAGGGAATCCGGGGAACTGACTATAGAGGGAAAAATGAGAGACTATATAGCGAATGTTACCGGGAAGTCTACAGGTAAAATAAATCAGATCAACAGTATCAATAACAATTTGTGCGAAGAAGGAAAGGAAGCATTTAAAGACGGAAAAATAAACTTTTCTACGGCTTACGAAACGTCCAGGCTGCCGGAAACAAAGCAGCATGAAGTTATTGAAAACGGGGAGCTGCTAAGTAAAGATGTTCGGGAAATGGTAAAGGAAGAGAAAGAGAAGAAGGAAGCAGAAAAGAAGCCGGGCGACGATTACGAGCCAGCACACCCGGAAAGCATTACGAGTCTATGCTATTCTTGCCAATACTACAGTGAGTGCAACGTAAAAACGGGAACTTGCGAAAAGTGCGATAAGTACACAAATAAGGCAGAAGCAGAGAAAACAGAGGAACAGCGGTACGATGAAGAACAAGCAGCAATAGATCGGGATACAAAAGCGAAGCTACGGCAGCAGTCCGATGATAAGAAAATGGAGACACTACCGAGCGAAGCGGCGGCAGCAGAACCAAAGACGCACATTATACGGCTTGCGACCATGTACTTTGACGATGTGGCAAGCGGTAAGAAAAGCTTTGAACTTCGGAAGAATGACCGGGGATACAAGGAAGGCGACGTATTAGAGCTTATGGAGTTCAAAGACGGACGCAATACAGGAAGAGAGATAAAAGCGGATATTATCTATATGCTGGAAGATTACAGCGGCTTAGAAGAAGGCTGGTGTATCCTGGGAATAAAAGTAAGACCCGAAGAAAAAAAGGAAGCTAACTTACCGGGACAAATGGATATAGAGGAATACTTAGGCAAAGAAGAAAAATAAAAGGTGTCAGAATCTGACACGGAAAGGGAATAACAATGTGGTGCGGAAAGTACAAAAACATAACAACACTTGTAACAGAATGTAAAAGAAAAGGCTGTATTATGTGCGAGTATTGCGAGCCGGAAGACGGAGAGGAAGAGGACTATGATTACTAAAGGACAAAGAATAAAAGTGATATGCAGCGAAGCCAGGCTTAAGGAAGTAGGCGTAAGACAGAAACATATTAAGCATATCCTGGGAAAGATAGGTACAGTAAAGGAAATACGGAAGCTACCGAACACGGACGATATGTACGCCTACTTTGTACACTTCCGTTATGTGAATCTGAAAGCAGCGCCAGGGAATAAGAAGCCTTACTATGCTATGCTGGACGATATGATAGAACCTATTAACCTAGAAGTAGTAGGAGAAAAGAAAGAATGATAGTATACGGTAGAAGCAACGGGAAGGCGTTACGAAGCGCGCTTAACAGCGTGACGGAAGTACGGAACGGTTACATATATGCAGCGGCTACAGGAGAGCGCATAGCGAAGATAGGCAATACAATAATGATGAGCCTACAGGAAGCGTTATTGATAATGCGGGCAAGCTTCGGAAACAAGAAAGCAAAGAAGGAATTAAGACAGCGGGAAATACGAGACAGACAAAAGCAGATCATACGAAGCCGAAGGCGGCAGCAGTTGTTACGTGAGAACCAGGACAAGAGCAATAACTGGAAGCGCATACATGGACTGCCAACGACCAGGAAAAAGCGTGGAAAAACTCAGCAAACTATAGAGAAAACATAACAAAAAAGAATTGAAACTAAAGAAACTTTATGATAATCTATAGATACAAACGCAAGAAGAATTAGGTAAAGGAAAGCACCCTTTGCCTGGTTCTTCTTTTTTTGTTTGTCTAAACCTCCCAAGTGCCGCATGAAATCCAGGGCGGCACTATGAAAGAAGAAAGATAGATGCTTAAGAAGTTATGCAGTT